CTGAATTCAGCTGTCAGATCCGCTGTGAAGAGTCTTGCTTCGAAAGGTGTCGCATCGATCCGGTATCCAACCGGGCATACCGATTACATGGAAGTTGCGGTACGAAGAGCCACCATGACAGGCGTCGCCCAGACGGCCGGAAAACTATCGGAGGCACGTGCTGACGAAATGGGCTGCGACCTGATGGAAATAACAGCTCATGACGGCGCCAGGCCTTCCCATGCCGAATGGCAGGGCAAAATCGTTAGCCGCAGTGGTCGGCCAGGGTATCTTTCGTTGGCGGATATCGGGTATGGCACTGGAGACGGATTTAAAGGGTGGAACTGCCGGCATGACTGGTACCCATTCTATGAAGGCATCAGTGAATCATCTCATACGAAGCAGGAACTGCGTGAGATGGAAGCGCAGTCGTACGAATTCAATGGCGAGAAGATGACCGAATATGAGGCTGTATCAAAACAGCGAGGTATTGAGCGTCAGATCCGGCGTTGGAAACGCGAGTACGTCGCTATGAATGCCGCAGGCCTGCCGACTGAAGAAGCGGCCGCTAAAATATCATATTGGCGCAGGATACATGAACACTATTTGGAAAAGACCGGCCTGAAGCGGCAAATCGACAGGGAGCAGATCCCAGGATTCGAAAAATCATCAGCCAGGAAATCATCCGCTGCCGCGAAGCGCCAAGAAGATATAAAATCCGGCAAGTTCGTTAATTCGGCGATCAAGCAGAAAACTGTCGGCGAAGCTGAAAACTGGGCCAAGAAGACGCTTGGTGTGCCACGAGTCAATTACAGTGGCCAATCCGTCGATGTTGCGAACGAAATCAATAAATCGCTCAGTAAAATTTTCAAGGAATACCCGATACTCAACAGCTTTGTTGACGATATCAAATTCGGTAGTATCCCCGCCGTGGCGCAGGCATCATTGAGGCATCGCAATGGACGGATCACAGCAGGGTTAACCTTTAACCCGAATCATATATCCGATATCGCCGGAATTGATCAAATGATCAAGAACAACGTTTCGATCCAGAACTGGAGCCCTAAAAACGGACTTTATGGCATAACAAAGCATGAGGCAGCGCATCTGGCCGAATATGCCTTAACCCTGAAGCGATATGGCGTCACGAAGACCGGATCACCGACATATGATCTGCAACCTGCATGGAACGCTTTACAGCGGTCAGAGGTATCGACAGAAGTAAAAACAGAAGCGCTGATCGCTTGTAATCTTCAGGATGATTATGATATAATTAAAAATAATCTATCGGAATATGCGAACTATAATGACCGTGAATTTTTAGCGGAAGCAGTCTCGGAGCATAACCCGAGAAAGCTTGCCAAGGCAGCGGTCGCGATATTCAAAAAGAAGTTGGGAGGTCCTTGAAATGTTGATTCCATTACCGGCGATCCTGACAGGTATGATCAGGTATGAAAAGCAGAAGGTAGTTCTCAAAGAGGGCGCTACACCTGAACAGCAGAAAGCCTTTGAAGAATACGCCAAAATCTTGGAACATGAGCAGAAGGAAATACTGAAGTTCGAATGAGCCACCTGAGGAATCGGGTGGTTTTTTCATGCAAGTAATTTACGAAAGGAGGTTCATCTGTGAGAAGACGGATTTGTTTTAGCAGGAGGTGATCCTTCCTATCTCGTCATGGAGCGCTGACGTAAAACAGGCTTGTTTTTTTATGTTCAAATTCCTCGAGCTTGCCGAGGCTTAAACGCAAGCGTGCCTGGTGCGCAGAGTGGCTGCGCGTTTATAAATCAAATCTGGGGCAGGAAAGGAACGATATGGAATTCTTGAAAGCGTTGTTCGGGGAGAAATCCCTGACCTATGACGAGCTTGCGACAGCCTTGCAAAACAGCAAGGAGATCAAGCTCGCCAACCTGGCCGAAGGCGGCTACGTCGCCAAGGAAAAGTTCGATCAGAAAGAGACCGAGCTGAAAAACACAGCATCGCAGCTGACTGAAGCCAACAAACAGATCGAGGCCTTCAAGGGCATGGATGTGGAAGGCATCAAGGCGGCAGCGAGTGAGTGGAAAACTAAATACGAAGAGGCGCAGACGAAGGCTGAGAACGAGCTCAAGACATTGAAACTCGGGAATGCAGTTGACAAAGCGCTTATGGCAGCGAAGGTCAAGAATCCCAAGATCGCCATTGGTGCTCTTGACATGTCCGAGATCAAGCTCGACGGGGATGATCTGCTGGGACTGAAAGAGCAGCTTGAAAAGCTCAAAGAAACAGACGCTTATCTTTTCGACGCCGGCGATGGTGGTTCAGGCGGATCCGGCGACCAATCCGGATTCAGAGCCAACAGTGGCGGAAGCCACGGATCCGGCGGGAATCCTGATTATGACAAAATGTCAGATCAGGAATATTACGCTACAGTCATGAAGAAGAAGGAATAGCTAATAATAGTTTGGAGGTATTAAACTATGAGCAACACATTTATTTCCGTCAAAGAGATCGCGAGGAATCTCCTCCCGAGACTCATTGAAAATCTCGTTTTCCCTAACCTGATCTATAAGGACTACTCTGAAGAATTCGTCAATGGCAAAGGCGCCACGATCCAGGTGAAAAAACCTGTCATCCTGACCGCTTCTGATTTTGACGAAGGCACCGGCGTCTCTGCTCAGGCTGTCACTGAAGAATCCGTTGAGGTCACTCTCGACAAGCTGGCGACAGTGGATGTCGAATTTGGATCTATCCAGAGAGCGACGAACGTTGATGATCTCAACAGGCTCTTCCTTGAACCTGCTGCAATCGCCCTGGCTCAGAAAATCAACTCTGATGGTCTCCTTGTCTACAAGGATATTCCGTATACCAGCGGTGTTGCCGGAACAACTCCGGACGCCCTGACGGATCTGTCTGATGTAAGGCTGGCTCTGAACAACAAAAATGTTCCTGTCCCTGGGCGTGTCGCGATCTGGGATCCTGCCGCTGATGCAAAGTTTACCTGCATCGATGCGATCGTCAATGCTGAAAAGGCTGGCAGCGTCCAGGCCCTCAGAGAAGGCTCGATCGGCAGGATTTTTGGTTTGGACAACTATATGTCCCAGGCCATCAAGGCTCATGCCACCGGCATCACAGCTGCCACTGCCGTGAAGGTCAATGGAGCTGTTACAGCTGGCGCAACCAAGCTGTCCATCGACGGCACCACACTGACCGGCAAGCTGGTCAAGGGCGATGTCATGACGATCGGCGGCAACAACTATGTTGTCACTGCTGACTCTGCTACTGCATCAACGAATGCGATCGCAGATGTCGAAGTCTATCCGGCTCTTCCGGCTATCGATAACGACACTGCCGTGACGCTGGTCGCCTCGCACACTGCGAATCTTGCGTTCAATCCGAGCGCCTTCGCCTTCGTTACAAGACCGCTTGCAGCTCCGGCCGGTGTTGAGTCCTATGTGACCTCCTACAACGGCGTGACCCTCAGAGTCGTTCGCGGCTATGATATGAAGTACAAGAAGGAAATGCTGTCTATGGACGTCCTCTACGGATACAAGACCATGTATCCTGAACTGGCTGTTAGAGCCCTGGGATAAGGAGGTAGGGTATGGCTTACGCTGATTATTCCTATTACACGGGAACCTATAAAGGTAACTCCATACCCGAAGCCGATTTCGACAGGCTGATCACTCGTGCGAGCAGCTATCTTGACAAGGTCGCTGAGGATCTTGATTCTTCCTCGACAAGCGTCATGATGGCTGCCTGCGCGGTAGCTGAAGCTTGGCAGAAGAACGAACAGGGTGGAGAACTCGCAAGCCAGTCGGTGGGCCCCTGGTCCAGATCGTATCAGACGAAAGAAGTAAAGTCCGACAGTGATCGGCTCTTTGAAGCAGCACAGCTGTATCTCGGAAGTCTGGTCGGAAGGGTTCGGTGGTGCTGATGTTTCCGCATACCGTGACGATCTATAACAAATATAAGGACGGTTCGACCGAGAAATGGCAGCGGACCGTCCTTGAAGGCGTCTTCTGGGACAGCTCGAAAGGCGCGATCATGAGAAAAGCCGGTGTTACAGCTGCGGACGGACTGCAGTTGATCATACCTCTTTCTGTTGATTCCGGAATAGCAACATACATGAAGCCTAAAGCCTGGGCCGCTCTTGAAGTTAAATCTGAAAACTGGACCATCCAGAGCGGCGATGTCGTGGTCCTCGGTGACATAGCCTATGAGGTCGTAACCAGCTCAAAGGAGCTGCAGGCCTACGATGACGTGATGATCGTCTCAAATGTCGACACCCGGGATTATGGCGGAGAAATGGCCCATTATGAGGTGACAGGAAAATGAAAATCGTAACGCCAAGAGGAACAGTATATCACAAGACTGGCAAAAACGGGGCGGTCAATACTGTGTTGAAATGGGATCCAGACTTCGATGACAAATGGGCAGATCATTATGATAAAGCCCAGGTGTTCATTGATAACGAGGTCCTTCGGCTCAGCGATCCTTATATCCCGATGCAGACTGGCATGTTGAAAAGGCTCGGCATTCTTGGCACGATCCCAGGCCGTGGAGAGGTTATCTGGAAAGGACCTTATGCCAGGTACCTTTATTACGGCAAGCTGATGGTGGGCAGAGCCCCGAAGAGGCTGACAAATACAGATCTCACTTTCCACGGGGCTCCCAAGCGCGGAGCCCTTTGGTTTGAGAGAATGAAAAAGGACAAGCTCGGCGTGATCCGGGCTGGTGTAGGTAAGATAATCGGAGGTGGAACGAAATGAGTTTAGTGAAATCCCTGCAGACGTTTCTTGAAACCTATGACGGGATGGAGATCAAGCCGATCTCTGGAATAAAGACTGACGCCACTAGCGAAAGCTTCTCCGATTATGCGCTGGCGCCCGCCGGGAACGGCAAGACCTTCACAGATATCGTCGGTAATCGCCGGTATGAAAATAATTATGTGTTCTATGCCAAGGAAGCAGTTGCGGATGAGGTCAATCGAGCAGACAATTATGATTTTCTCGAGAATTTCTCGGAATGGCTCGAAGAGCAAGGTGAAGCCAGCACATATCCAACGCTTCCTGACGGTTATGAAGTCTTAGATCTTGAGGTTTCGAATGCAATGCTGTTCGAGATCGAGGAGAGCGGCGCCGGTCTCTACCAGGTGCAGCTGAAACTTATTTTTATGAAAAGGAGATAGAGATGTCGAAGATTAAAAGAAAACAGTTTGCGACATACATCCAGGCGCAGACATCGACGCCCTCGTATGTGCTGCTCGGTACGGATCTCGAGGAGCTGAGCATCGAAATGAACGCCAATGTGGTCAAAACGGCCAACATCCTCGGCGAAACGTCGGTCAGCATCGACAAGTATGAGAAGCAATCATCTGTCGAGCCGTTCAAGGCAGACAGCGGAGATGATCTTTTCACTTGGCTGAAGGAGATCATTGACGGTGATCAGACACTCAGCGATCTGGAGACGAACGTCGTCCACGTGGATCTTTACGCAACGCCGACGGTCGATGCATATCCAGCATATAAGGAGAATGTCGTCGTTGAAGTCGTATCATACGGCGGCAATACCGAAGCCTTCCAGATCCCGTTCAATATCCATTACACGGGTGTCAGAGTCGCGGGGACATTCAATCCGACAACGAAAACATTTACTGCGGCTTAAGAATGGAGTGATGACTCATGCAGAGTTTAAATTTTGATACCGGTTTGATCGTGCTCAGTATCAATAATGATGAGAGCAAGACAATATCCTTCAATCCCAAGGACGTGAACTTCGCCAACAGATTTTATGAATTGATTCAGGATTTCAAATCGAAGGAAGGCGAGATGCTTGAACGTGCGAAGGCGCTTGACAGCCAGACTGATTTGGACAATGACGGGATTCCCGTGAACCTTCCGGATGTTTTTTCTTTCACGGAAGAACTCGATAGTTATTTCAAAGGCCAGATCGATCATATCTTTGGCGCTGGGACAAGCGAAACTTGTTTTGGATCTATTAACGTCATGAGCGCTGATCACAAAGGCCGGATGATCTTTGAAAACTTCCTGAACGCCCTCTCGCCATATATCATGGCCGAACGGCAGAAGAAAGTCGGCAAGTACACGGAGAAATATCTGAAGAGGAAGTAAGGATGCAGAACGATTATATCGGAACCCTGCAGACGTCGATCAATGTCGCAGGCAGGGAATATAAAATCAGACATGATTTCAGGCCCTGCCTCGACATTATGATCATGTTCGAAGATCTGGATCTGACCGACAATGAAAAGATGGTCGGTATGCTCCGAATTATCTATGAAGACGAAAACGTGCCGCTATGCGATGAATCTGTGGAAAAGGCGGTGAGGTTCCTGAATATGGGGAACGGACCTTCCCGGGGCAGATCCGCGAACTATGGGACGCTTTATACCTGGTCCCAGGACAGCATTTATATATTTGCGGCCATCGACCGCGTTCTCGGGTATTCAAGCCGTCGCTGCGAATATTTGCACTGGTGGGAATTCATGGGCGCCTTTCTGGAGATCGGGGAGTGCACATTCTCCAATATCGTGCATCTTCGAAAACAAAAGAAAAAGGGTAAGCTCACGAAGGAAGAGAAAGAATACTGGAACGAGAACATCGATACTCTTGAGCTGCAGGAGCGGCTCACCTATGACGAACAGTTACAGCTTGAAAGATTTCTGCAGCTGGCGAAAGGAGGCGGAAGCTAATGGCCGGAAGATATGACGGATCAATCATATTCGACACAAAAGTCGATTCATCAGGGTTCAATGCGGGGACGAAGGGCCTCTCCAAAGGGCTGTCCGGTGTTTCCGGATCGCTTCAGAATGTCGCTCTCGGAATCGGATCTGCTTTTTCTGTCGGTGCTGTCGTTGGCTTCACCAAGGGTGTCATTGAATCGACTGCTGAGTTGGAGGCCATGAGATCCCAATTTGGGCAGGTATTCAAGGGATCTGAGGGCGAGGACGCTTTGGCAGCGCTCAATGATCAAGCAGAGGATCTCGGGATTCACACGGACAGGCTGATGGGTGTCTATAATAAATTCGGTGGCCAGGTTAAAGGTGCCGGAATGGAAGCCTCTCAGGCACTTGAAGCCACGACGAAGGCGACTTCACTTGCGGCAGATGCCGCGGCATTCTATGACACTTCTATGGAAGATGCCAGCGCAAATCTGGCCAGCTTCATGAAGGGGAATTTTGAAGCCGGCGACTCGATCGGCGTGTTCACCAGCGCAAAGCAAATGGATGTCCGAGCAAATGAACAGTATGGGAAGTCTTGGGCTGATTTGAATGAGTCTGAACGGCAGTATTTGCTCCTGGATACAGTANNACAGTATCAAAGACTTACGAGATGAACGGAGCAATGGGACAGGCCAAGAGAGAATCCGACAGCTGGGCGAACGTGACAGGAAACTTGCAGGCGACATGGAAAAACTTTCTCGAAATAGTCGGGAAACCGACGCTTTCCGTAGCCACGAAAGTAGTAAAAGGACTGACGACCAAGCTTGAAGCACTTGGTAAGATTATCAAAGCGCACCCAGTCCTCTTCAAGACGATCGCGATAATCATAGGCATCCTGGCGGCCGGGATTCTGGCACTCAACATCGCTATGGGAACCGCCGCCATCGTCATGGGTCTCGTCACGACAGCTGCGACTGTTCTAGGAGGCGTCATTGCCTTTTTGACCAGCCCGATAGGATTGATCATTCTGGCCATCGGAGCCGTGATTGCGATCGGATATCTTCTAATCAAGCACTGGGACGAGGTGAAGGCATTTTTCGCCGCGGTCTGGGAAGCCATCAAAGTTGCCTTCAGTTCAGCGATTGACAACATCGTTGCGATAGGATCCCGGATTATTGAATTCTTTTCTGGTTTGCCCAAGAAACTTTTCGACTGCGGAGTCAACCTGATCAAAGGCCTATGGGACGGTATCGCCTCAAAAGTGACCTGGATCATGGATAAGATCAAGGGCTTTGCCAGCGGGATCACCAAAAAGGTTAAGGATGTTCTCGGGATCCACTCACCCAGCAGAGTTTTTGAAGGCATCGGAAAGAACATGGCCCTCGGAATGGAAGCTGGTCTTGGAACCGTGGCGCTGCCCTCGATGGCGTTTGAACGGAATACGACGATCAGGCATACCTTTGATGATATAACCATAAGAGGAGTCAATAACAAGGGTGAATTCGTGGCGGCGCAGACTGTCGTTATGGATTCCTTTGATTTCGCTAGGGCACAGAGGAGGTAGATTATGTCGACATACTTCAAAAATGCGAGCAACGAAGAAATCGATGTCTTCCTCGTTGATGTCAAGAAGATCCCGGTGCTCCACGAATCGAACGGGACGTTGCTTAATGGAGAGTGGTTCGTCCAGACGATTGGAACTAGAGCCTATAAGCTCGCCGTTCAGCTCACCTGTTCGAAGGATGTCCTCGATGAGATCCTGGAATATGCTTACACCAAAGAGCAGCTGTCGATCTCGTTCATAGATGGCAATCAGACTGGCATGATTTTGGGAGACCCGAGTTATGAGGTATATCTGAAAGGCACTACGCCCTATTACTTTGTCGACTTCGAACTGGCGGTGATCTGATATGTATAACCTTGAATCAACACTCCAAGAACGGTTCGGCAGTAGAATCCAGACCAAAGCGAACAACAACGACCCCAGGCCGCTTGTATACATTACCAGGAACAGAACGGCGATTACCTCACAAAGATACTGGGAGAAGCAGATGATCACTGACACGGTCGGAACAAGGTCCAGTACCGCCGTCCGGCGTCCGGAAGGATCATTCCTTGGCGACATGATATTCACGGCACAAGTGGAAAACGGCACTGCAATGATCAGGTACGCAGCGCCACGGAACAATATTGCCGATATGGTCTGGACGGAGCTTGCGACGATCACAAATATATCAGAGCTTTCAATCATGTTCGACGGCATTATGAAGATCCACGAGGACAAGGTCGAGGCATATACCGTCGGAGAACTCCCAGTGATGTTCTTTGTTGACACATCCGGCAGCCTGAAGATGCGGAATATGGACGACGTTGAGTCGGTGGACATCACAATTTCAGATGATGCGGTCAATGTGGCCAGTGTCAGGGGTCTATACTCCGAAGCGGCGAACGTCAATGATGGCATCTGGTGCTTTTACACAAACAGCGAAGGCGAGCTTTGGGAAGCACGGATCGTCGACTATGAGGTTGCGGAGCTGAACCAGATCACGATGCTGCCGACTGGTGTCACAAGCTGGATCGATGTGTGGGTCGGGACGACATTCGACTATCGAATCGTGCTGCAACTGAAAGGCGACGATGGAAAAGTCTATACACTGATCAGCAAGAGCAGGCCGAGCGGATATAGCTTTCTTGAATATGTAAGATTATCTAAAATTAAAATATCCGGCGTTATTGGCCTCACGCAACCGACGCTCTTAAGCATTGATAATGTGGAGGTGTGAGCATGGGAGACTATGGAAAACGAATCAAGCTTACATTTGACCGGAGAGTCTCTCATCTGTCCGACGCAGAACTGACAAAATTCAGATTTGTGAGCACATATGGAGACTTCCTATATCCAATCGCAATCTCTTTCGGTGAGACGGAAAATATCATCAATCTTGACTTTGCCGACTTCAACAACATTGTCGAACCGGCAAGCCTTGAGTGCATTGGGTGCATTGCGATGGGGAGTCTTGACCTTCCGTTTGATCCATTCACCGTCCATGCCCCACTTCACGACTTGAGGCCCACCGGTGAATATGAATACATCCTGTTGAGTGATATCGCAGTGGCTGGTGTCATACAAGAGGCCTTTGACGGCAAAGTCTATGCGTCGGAATATGTTCTGCTTTCATCGATTGATGTGAGTGCTGACTTCAATTCAATTTCATATAGTCAGAGATATACTGACACCGCCTATGTCAAACTGAACACCATCGCGATTGCCGGTCAGTATTGTGATATCAATGGCAATCCACTATAAGAGAGGAGATCTCAAATGAAAAGAAACGACATAAAACTTGATATCGCAATCCATAATCGATTTGATTTCGTGGCAAGAGATGCCAAGACCGGTGAAATTGTCGGAGAGTACAAGGCTGAAAACATAATCCTCAATGGGTTTTGGACAAAACTGCTATCGACCGGGAATGCTGATTGCTATAAGTATATTCATTTCGGTACCGGTGTGGATACTCCCGTGGCGACTGATGTCAAACTCGGAACGTGGCTCGGATATAAGACTGCACCCGTTTTTAACGCATCGGGGACAATCTATGATTTCACGCACATGTATGACACCGGAATCATCACGATGAAAAAGAGCGTGAGGCTCCAAGATACGGAATACAATGGAAACTCAATCTCAGAGGTTGGATATTCTTCTACAACAAGCAGCACGACTGGACTTTTGACAAAGGCGCTCATCAAAGACCAGAACGGTAACGTGGTTGCTATCGAGAAAACATCTGCCATCGTGCTTGATATTTATGCCACCGTCTTTTTTAGCATCGGAACTTCCGGATTCAATTCTGGAAAGATAATTCCACTGCTCCAAGACCCAAATCTCAATTTCAGCCTATTGGCCTGCCTGACCGGGTGTAACTCGTGGCCAACACTGTCCTCCGGATACTGGGGGAACTCCCGGCACTCTAAATATGCAAAGAACACCAATTTTTCAATAGACATGGACGGGGTTTCAACAATAGCGAACGGAACTGTTTCGTATAATACCACAAATAAGACAGTAACCTTTACGCTGTCAAATGTCGTTGCCGCAAGTGGGAACCAATCCGGTGGGTTGAGAGCACTATATTGCAACGGGTTGCTTGTGCATCTCCCGTGCAGCGGATTCGCACAGCCGGTTCTGACGAAAGAGGTCATCGGAACAGGGGACGGAAATACAAAGGATTTCAAAGCAGCGTTTGGGTATATTCTCAACAACGGAACTGCAAAGGTTTATGTAAATGATGTGGAACAATCATCCGGAGTGACGATTGATTACGGACGCCCATATCCAAGGTATGATATTTCCGGAGACATGAACGTACTTTCCACTTGGGGATCTGGATTCACTAAAACAGGAACCGGCCCATACGGAATAGTCCCATCAGAGGGCGTGTGCCTTGAGAGTGGGTCATTGGGCAGTGAACATTACGGGTCTGCCGGTATGGTTCTAATCACATTTGAGAATCCGTTCTATGAGACAATACCGATCACCCATGTCACTGTTGGCAGAACAAAAGTTTACGCATCGAACGATTTGACGAATTGGTACGAATGCGCCTCCAATACCAGCACGGCACTTGAGGTTGCGGTCAATGCGACATACCAAGGGTATAGGTATTTCCAATACCGAACATCCGGGACATCGCAACCGGCGATGGGTGCCGTATCGTCTACCGTAAACTTAGCAGCAAAAAATGTCCACTTCGACTCGGCCCCGGCAAATGGTGCGACCATCGCACTCACATATCAGCCGGATTGCATAGCAAAGGATGCAAATCATGTGCTGAACAACATCAGTATCACAATGACATTCGCAGAGTACACGCCTTGATAGCGGAGAGGGGGGAAACCCAATGTCTTTAGAATGGGAAGGCTTCATTGATGACGCTCGATCCGGGAACGTGGGCGGTACATTCGAATATTTCGACACGGAAGCACAGCCGATTATCATAAGGAACACGGATGATGCGCTGATCAGCACCTACGATTCAGTGGATCTCGGCCAATGGTTTGACTCTGTATGGGAAAATAACCTAAGGGTGGGAAATTTCGGCCTGTCGCAGTTCGTGCCACGCCACCTATATAACGGCGAGATCTGGGCGGTAGGGATCACGCCGACACTTGTTCCGGCAGAAACTGGCCAGTTCCCGACGCCTGAAGTGCCGGCCGGATTTTACATCTACCGGTACAGCTACTGGAAGGATTTGACGGAGCTGCTGGTCAAGCTCGACACAAATGAGCAGTCAGATAATCTAATCAAGGACGCCGGAGTTGAGATTTGGAACCAGGATGAGGGCCTGATCAACAAGACGAGCTCGATATTCTCTGGCGGAAGCAAGGTTGTTGCCAGACTAGGGATGGGCGACAGTTCAAAAATGTACGTCAGCACGGTCTATGTCGATGAGGTGAGCTGGAGCAAATCAGACGAGACAATGAAACTGGCCGGCCGGAACGCGATCGGATACTATCTGTCCGAACAGACCTTTGATGATCAGCGTACATTCACAGGTGACAGGAAATCTGTGCTTGAAGATATCCTGGAATATTCTGGAGTTAATCTGACGAAACTCTTTATTGATCCATCTGGAATAGGAGTTCCTTCGGCGCCGGTATTCGATTCACAAGAAACACTCCTGGCCGGGATTGTAAAGATCCTCGATGTTTGGGGCTGGCGCATGATGGAAATGCCGAACGGATGGGTTGTGATCGGAACGCCGACATATCTGCAAGGATTCTGTAGTCCGGCAATCTTTGAATTTGTCAAAGACCAGGTATTCGCTCGTGACATCAGCGTTAATATGGACGGCGTCTATTCAAGACTTGCACTGCAGTCGCAGATCAGCGCCACGGATACAGCGCCGGCGTTCACGCGGACCGTCTACAAGGCTCTTTCATATTATGACGGCTGGAACGTTGGGAACCGAAAGACCCTCTATATACAGACACTGGATGACCAGAGCGAAGCGGACATGAACACGCTTATCGACGAGTACGCGAAGGCATATCAGTATATCGGGGCGACGTTCACGCTGGACATCCCAATCAGGACGGAAATGCAAGCCGGAGATGTGATCCAGATCACAGACGCGGAAACTGACGACTACCTGCAGCAGGGCATAGTGACAGGGGTCAGCCATACGGTCGATGCAAAGGGCGGATCAGCCAGGACGACTGTCAGCATTAACACCGGTGGCACGATCCTCGACGAGTCAGGTGTGATCACAACATACACGGCAGCTGACGTCACCGGCGACACTAGGCGTCGGGAGCTGATCGACGTGATCAGAAAAGCGATCAAGAAAGAAGCGGCCAAGAAGAAGACGGTTTCAGCAGGCGGCTCGACGGTCATTGATGGAGGTGAGCTCTGATGGCATACACGATAAAGGTTACAAGAGCGACAGCCGCCAGGTGGCTTGAGCTTGATCCAGTGCTGGCGGCCGGAGAGCCCGGTTTCGAAAAGGATACGAATAAACTTAAGATAGGGGATGGGACCACAGCATGGTCCCTTCTTGCTTATGTGGCCGGAGGAAGTTCAGGAGGCGGGACAATCTGGCTTGAAGGATCCGGAGTCCCCGATAACGGGACGGGTACCGAAGGATCTTATTACATCAATACACTGAACGGGGATGTATACATCAAGGGCCCGTCGGTTTGGTCGTTCCTGCTGAATATCAAGGGAGCTGATGGAGCGGATGGTTCGGACGGGGTCGATGGAATCAATTGGTATTCCGGGACAGTGGATCCCACGACACAGGGCATCGATGGTGAGCTTTATCTGAACACGACGAGCTGTGACGTATTCAAGAAGATTTCGGGAACCTGGGCGCTGCAGGTCAACATTAAGGGAGTCACGGGGGACCCGGGTACGGATGGGACAAATGGAGCCACTTGGCTCTCTGGAACTGGCGCTCCGAGCAGTGGTTTAGGTGCCGATAATGATTTTTATCTAGACACTACAACCAAGAATGTTTATAAAAAGACATCTGGAGCGTGGGCGGTTATCTGTAACTTATTGGTTACCGCACAAACGGCTCGCGCTAGTCTTGGGAGTTCGAACTTTGATGTTGGCACTTCTACATGGACCACTATAGACTGGGTAAATGAAGTAATAGACGACGTTGGAGCGATTGATATTACAAACTATCCGAAACGTATAACGGTGCCAGCCGGTTATACACGGATTTGTCTTAAAGCTTATGTGCCATTTGTTAATAGCACCTCGGCTTATAGATTCGCACAGGTGCGAAAAAACGGTACGGGCAATCCGATCGTTATGACAGCAAGTGGCGGCGCATATGAAACAGGTTTGATACTCGATACTGGTTGGATAAGTTGCTCCGAGGGCGATTATTATGAGGTTTTAGCGGATTCGACCGGCGGGCAGGATGTATTAGGCTCTGGAACTTGGGGTGGCCCTGCATGGTTCCAAGCAGAATTTGCTTAAGGAGGCGAGAATGGAACATTTTTTAGATTATTGCAGCAAGGCGGCCTCTGGGTCGAAACCATTCTGGGGATGCCTCTTGGGTGTCCTTAATTATATCCTGTTCCCGGACGAGGCATTTTTCACTGCAGCGGTGGCTGTGGGTGGGACGATGATACTTGACATCATCACGAAGTATGTCGCGCTCTCGGCAAAGAATGGAGGCTTCTGCAACGCATTCAAAACGCGCGCCATCAACTCAAATTCGTTTTGGTCCGGGACGGCCATCAAGTTATATTCCTACCTCGTGATTGCCATTCTCGCTGGACTTTCGTACAGAGTCGTACAGCTGGAGCAGGTAAGCGTGTTCTTCGCCTCGGTCGTATATACAATCCTGTTCCTGCGGGAGGTGCAGAGCATCTGCGAAAACCTGAGAGACGCTGGGGCGCCTGTTGAATGGCTGATATTCTGGACCAAGAAAAAACAAGACCAGATACTTGAAACAGACGATACACCGAAGGAAGGAGGCGGGAGCGATGCCGAAACCATTTGAGAAGCTAACCACAGAGCAACTGCTTGCCCGGCTGGACAAGATCATCTTCAAGCAGTTGCACATCCATCATACCTGGCGCCCGAATAAATCGAATTTCGACGGCACCAATCACTCGAAGCTCCAGGATGGGATGTACAACTATCATACAAAGACGAACGGCTGGACGGATATTGGCCAGCATGTGACGCTCTTCCCTGATGGGACATTTCTCACCGGGCGGGCCTTTGATGTGTCGCCGGCCAGTATAAAGGGCTGGAATACCGGGGCATTCGCCGTGGAGATGCTCGGAGACTTCGACACCGGCCACGAGAAGCTGGAAGGCGCCCAGAAGGAAAGCATCCTGGCATTGGCTAGATACTTCCTGAAGAAGTATGGCGAGAGCACGATCAAGTTCCACAGGGAAGGTCCTGACGTGACCAAGACCTGTCCGGGATCTGGAATCGACAAGACCGCATTCATGAAGGAGGCAAAGCTTATGGGAACAATATTCAAGGATGTGCCGGACACCAGATGGTCCGCGAAATACATCAAGGCAGCGAAGGATCTTGACATCATCCGGGGCGATTCTGATGGCAATTTCAGGCCGGAAGGATACATCACCCGAGAGGAAGCAGCCGTCCTGATCATCAGGACCTACGAGAAAATAACAGGAAAGAAGGTAACGGAATGAACGAACTTTATATCCAACTCGCATTGCTGATCATTTCACTGATCGGCATACTGATCACCTACGTCTTGGTGCCCTTCCTGAAGGCTAGGACGACTGAGACCCAGCAGAAACAAGCTGAGTTCTGGGTCAAGGTCGCGGTCGAGGCCGCTGAGCAGATCATCAACAAAGCCGGCGCCGGACTGGACAAGAAGGCATACGTGTTGTCAGTGCTGAACGAAAAGGGGATCAAGGTTACTGCTGAACAGCTAGATACTCTTATTGAAGCGGCCGTGTATCAGCTGAACAAGGCGAAGGCTGCCGCTACGACATAATTTGACTTTAGCGCAAAAACGAGCGAAAGGCTCCAACTTCTGTGGGGGCCTTTTTTAATCGCAACAAAAAAACATAAAAAAAACAACGGTGTGGCACACATATTGCTTGAAAACGCATTGCGCAATACTATATAATGTTTATAGTAAAAGAGAACCGTCAATGGTTCTCTTTCGAAATGCTTTGTAAATTGTGATAACATCTGCTATCTGATAATGTTAGTTCGCAACTAAACTTTATCAGATGTTATCGCATTTTGCAATATATTCTCGAAATTTTGTAAAACAATTTTTATGCGTTTCGAGGAAATTTAAAAAATGGGAGGTGAGAGGATGTACATTTATGTAGCCTCTATCACCACCAGGGACGGGCGCAAAATCTATGCTAGATGGTATGGGAAAAAAGCGTTCCGGATCTGGGTTGACGATAAGCCAACCGACGAAGAATAA